GACGGCGCTGAGTTTGATGTGAGCGAGAGCGTTGCTCTGGCGATCACTAAAGAACGAGAAGACGCCCGCATGTCTTACGAAGACATGAAAAAGAAGTACGACGAGCTCCAGGCCGCTGCTGATTCTATGAAATCCGAAATGGATGCCATGGAAAAGGAAATGAAGGGCAAGTGCGATTCCGCTGAGGGTCGCGCCGATGCTCTGGCTGAGCACGTCGAAGAATTAAAAGCAGAACTGGCCGCCGCCAAGGAAATCAACTTTGATTCCATGGTTGAAGAGCGTCTTGCTCTCATTGAAAAGGCTAAGCCTGTTCTGGATGCCGCTTATGAATTTAGTGGCAAAACCGCCCGCGAAGTGATGGTTGATTCCATCGTTGCAGTGCGTGGCGACAGCATTGACCTGTCTGAGAAGTCTGATGACTATGTGCAGGCAATGTTTGACACTCTGTCGGAAGCTTCTCGCAAAGATTCCGCTGTCACCGATGAGCTGCGCAAAAGCGTCGCTTCTTTAGCTGCTCCCATTACTGCACCGTCCGCTTATATGGATTGGCTGCAAAACGCATGGAAGCATCCCCTCTCCATCTCTAAGGAGGCTAAGTAATCATGGCTGTAGTTTTTACTGCGTCGGGAACCGCCGCGGCTGGTGGTGTGCAGCAGGCTTATGCGCTGACTCACACTGCACTGCTGGAAGGTCAACTCTCCGACATTCGCAACAACACTGTTGTTTCTCGTATTAACGAGACTGGCGCCGTCATTCCGTTTGGCAATGGCGTGGTCTATAACAGCGCAGGTACTGTTGGCGAATCCGCCAAGACGATTGCTGCTGCTGCTGACACTTTCCTGGGTGTGAACGTTCTCACTTATGTGGACGAAACTGCCCTGGACGCAAACAGCCGCCCTGGCGTCAAGGACAAGCAAATGCTCAACGTGGCCAGCGAAGGCGCTGTTGCCGTTTACGTGCATGGCGCTGTCGATCCGACCACTGTGGTCCGCGTGATTCACACTGCCACTGGCGTGAAGTATGCCGGCCAATTCAGCTCGACAGTGATCTCCGGCAAAACTGCAACGCTGGCGAACGCTCGCTATCTGACTTCTACCACGGGGTCGGGCATTGCCATCCTTGAGCTGAACGGTCCTTCGTTCACTCTCACTGCTAACTGATAGGAGGCTCTAACAATGTCTGAATTTCGTATGGATGATGCGGGCCTGTTCCTTGAGCGGCAGCTTGAGTACATTCGTCCGCAGGTATTTGAAATCGCTTATGCCGACATCAAATACCCCACTATTCTGCCTGTGACCAGCGAAGCCGGTCCTGGCGCTCAAACTTTCACCTACCGCATCATGGATGCCACTGGTGAATTCAAGCTCATCTCTGATGCTGCAGATGATCTGCCCCGTGCCGACATCAGCCAAGTGGAGAAGAGCATCAACATCCGCTCCATTGGTGGTTCTTTCGGTTACACCGTGCAAGAACTGCGTGCCGCTCAAATGGCAAACATCGCCCTGGAGCAGCGCCGCGCTTCTGCCGTGCGTCGTGCCTATGAAGAAAAAGTGGAAGACATCGCCCTGTTCGGCGAAGCTTCTGTGGGCCTGAAGGGCTTCTTCAATAACGACACCGTTGATGTGGTGGCAGCCGATAAGTGGTTCACCAGTAGTGGCACCACTGCTCAAGAAATGCTGGACCTGCTGAACTATGGCGTGACTGCCATTATCAATGCGTCCAAGATGAAGGAACAGCCCGATACGATTCTCATGGCATGGGAAGACTATCGTGAAATTTCCACCCGTCGCAATTCAGATTCGTCTGATGTGACTGTGCTGGAGTATTTCCTGCGTACCAACCCTTACATCCGCAGCATTGAGCCCATCAACCAGCTTGATGCAGGTAATAGCGACCTCAACACCAACCGCATGGTTGTGTACAAGCGCGATCCCGAGAAAGTGCAACTGCACATTCCTCAGCCGCTTGAGCTGTTCCCGCCTCAGCAGCGTGGCCTGGAATTCATTGTTCCCGCCCATGCTCGTGTTGGTGGCGTGGCCATCTACTATCCCAAGAGCGTCATCTACGTTCAGGCTTCTGCCTGAGGATAGTTAATCAAGGGAAGGGCGTTAAGCTTGTAAACAGTTCTATAGAACACGCATGTTAATTGCTTACCGCCCTGAACTTGAAAATCCGCCGCGTGAAGCTGGTTTTGGTATTATCACTCGCACTGGTCTCATTCAATTGGTGCCAGGCTTAAATCAGGACATTCCTGAGGAGAAGTGGGAAGAAGCCAAATCCAACAAAGCCGTCAAGCGCCTCATGGCAATTGGAGCCATTGAAGAGATGCAAGATCGTCTTGTCGTAGAGGAACTCCCCGACGACACTGATAGTCTTTCTGCTCTGCCTCTGTCTCAAGCAATTCGCGCCATTGAACTCATCCACAACGCAGATAAACTGACAGAGTGGAAGAAGAAAGAAGGCCGTATTCGCGTGAGGAACGCCATTTCTAAGCGGCAAGAAGCCATTCGCATTGGGAAGGCCTGATTATGGCAGTCACTTATGCAAGCTTTCTTGAGCGCTTCCCTGAATTCACCCCTCATCCATCGGGGATTGTGAATGGGGCGATTGGTGAAGCCACTTTTGATGCATCGGAAGATGTGTTTGGGGCTCAAACTGACAGGGCGGTTAAGTTTCTAGCGGCGCACATTATTGCCATTCAACTTGCGCAAATGGGCATTCAAATTGGTGCTACTGAAGGCAAGGTGTATGGAGAGGGGCTTGATGCTTCTCAATATGGACAAGAGTTCAAGCGTATGCTTAATTCGCTTCCTGATTCTGCTGTGGGGTTTGTAGTGTGACCAATTTCTTGATGCCATTAGCCAATGCCTCCTTGGTGTTTAGCGTGGCATCAGGATATGCATTGGACAGTGATACTGGTAATTATGTGGCAGTGTCATCTGGAACTACTTTCTATGCTTCATTGAAGCAAAAGCGGAATCCTCAATACGATCAGTTGCTTGGCGCTGATAATACTGCCGTCTACATGGAAGGCAGGCTCACTAATCCGCTTACGCTTTCTGGCGTGACGTTTGGCGATTCAGCGCGAGCAACGATCAATGGAAGGGAAGGAAGGTTTGAACTATTGCCTAACGAGCAAATTGCTGAGCATTATTGGCAATTTCTCGGCACACCAATCAGAGGTATTTTTAGACTGGTTGGTAAAGGAAGCGTGGACAACGCTTAATCACTTTCTCTTTCATCGCTGAGGATTTTCCCCATGCTCTACCATCCCACTGAACTGGTAAAGAGCCAAGACGTGATTGTGCGCGTTGGCTCCATCACCGGCACCTCCCGTCCCATCATCACCCAAAGCGGCGCTACTTTCACTGTTAGTGGCGCTCCCACGCTCTACACGCTCCAGGCGGCTACCACTGCTTCCGTTGCCTTCAACGACAACAACCAAGAATTCTACCTGCTTGGCGGCGGCGGTTTTGCTGATAGCGTGATTGTCACTTCGCAGGCCACTGCATCTATCACGTCCTATTTCCAAAAGGATGTTGACGGTACCGTCTTCCTTCCCAACAGCTTTGACGAAGCTTTCCAGGTCATTAGCTCTTCTCGCTACGACAAGGAAGCTGAAGTGTACGTGGAAATCAACAAGCAGCTTGGCGCTTCTGGTACTACGTTCTATTACGATCGCGTGGCCTACGTGGGTCGCGTGATGAACTATAACGAAAGCTATCCCGCTGACAATCTGGTTGAATGCACCTTCGATCTTGTTTCTCGCGGTCGCATTGGCATCCACCAAAACGCCACTAACACTGGCAGCCTCATCCCTTCTGCTCCTAATAGCTGATACAGCCACTAGGGAAAGTTTGCTAGCCTCCTTTATAGGAGGCTTTTTTCATGGATATTGGCCAACTGCGCGAAACAATTACGCAGCTTCTTTCTGCATCGCCTAATTTAATTGGAGAATACGCTTTGCCTGGAGGCAAGGTTATTCCTGCTGTTTATGTGGTGGGGCGACAGAGCGTGCCAAAAGAATGGAAGGCAAAAGGTCTAGAGGTGACTATTGAAGAGTTTCCAGCGATGAGCCCACGTGCAATGGTGGGCAAAGTTCGAAACAATCAGCAGTGGACAATAACGCTTGTGGATTACACCCCCAATTCCACTGCACTACATAACGCCGCACAACGGATTGCTCGTAGATTTCCAGACGCCCAGTTTTCTTTCCGGCCGGAAAGCGATGTGGTGTATGGGCAGTATCGCATTAGAATTCCAGACGTACAGCTATTAAACATACATCCTCCATTGTGAAACTATTGAAAAGCGAATGCGGCAAGGCTTGGTTGTTTGACGTGACTAAGGATGAATATTTTTTACTAGCTGGATTCGCTTGTTTTATGCCTGGATGTAGCTCAATCGTCTCCTTTCCCATTGACGGCAAAACAACGAAAGCAATTGTGCCAGGGGAAGTAGCGGTAAGCGCTGTTCCGTTAAGAATGTTCAATGCTAGACTTGCGCTGCGATAGTGACCGCCATGAGTAAGTATTCGGAATTTTTCTTACTGAGTAATGCGCAATATCAGCCCATTGGAGAATGCTTGCGTTTGCGCAAATATGGTAGCTGGCTAGCGGAAGAGGCATGGCTTAGGGAAGAACAGTCTCAGCGTCGTGCGCAACTCACGTTAAAAGCAATTGCATTCGCCCGCAAAATTGCGGAAGAAAAGAACGTGGACGCAGAGGAAGCTTTTACATTGCTTCAGTCTGGCGGTCAAAATTCTGAGCTTTTTTCGGAGTATGCAGACGAGACGGCTCAACTCATGCAAAGCATGCCGTCTCAACGGGAGCAAATCGAGCAACTTGTTACTGTTTTTTTCCGTAACAGAGGAGAAGTGATGCAAGGCAAGAAGTGGGGGCCAACGGAAGATTGGAGCGAGGATGACACGCGAAAACTCCCTAAAAATCTTTTAGACATGGTGGAAACATTTATGAGCGAAGAAGATGCCAGCATTGTGTCTGATGGAGAGCCGGCGGAAGGAGAGGAAGAGCCAAAAAACTAATAGAGCGGCTGGCTCGGCAATGCGAAACAGCCATTCTCAATAGAACTGACTGGTCAGAGATATACGCACAGTTGTGTTCCTTCCAAATTGCCGATCCCATTTTTCATGCCGCAAATTTCAATAAACTTCCAATCAAGCTGATCGAGATTGTATTGAACCATAGCTATCAAGCTTTGCATAGGGAGACAAATGCAAATAGCATTAGTACGGCTAAATTGGCTCTTGTTGTGTGTAGCGCGTTGGGGAACAAGGGGAGCAAGATAAAGCTTGAGCATTTCTTGCCATACGAAATGAAAGAGAATAATGGGCGATTAAAAGAATCAACAAGAAAAGCGATGCAATGGGCATTAAAGAATGAAAAGCTTCCGGCTGTCGTGGTTGGCATGATAGGCGCGGAATTGCGCTGAAATGTTAGATTGTGAATAGATTTTATTTGTTTAGGCAATGGCATATCAGTTGCGTTTTGAAAGCAATGCGTTTCGGGCTGATAGTGCTATTGGCAGATTGGTCGACATCCTTGGGGCTTTTGGTCGTGGAGCGCGTCGCGCTGTTGGTATTAGGGTTGAAGAATATCAAGGAAACGAGATTAGACAGCTCAGAGGAATCAATCAACGCACATTTGACTTAGCAATGGATTGGGCAGATAATGATTTTGACGAGCAAATGCAGGCGATTAAGTGGGACTGGAAGGGGCAAGACGTTGTTACTCGCCGCAAAAATGGCGAAAAAGTGACTGAGCCTCGCAACATTATTGATCAAGGCGATTTGCTTGCAAGCAAGCGACGAGACGAGATTAGACGTGGCGTTACTGAATTTATTTGGGAAGATGATGTGGCCGAGCTTGTCCATGACGGAGGAAGAACAAAAACAGGAGGAGTTTATCCTGCTCGTCCATGGACGGAGCCTACTCTCGATCAAATCGACAGTGTAATTGAAACTGTGCTTCGCAACGGAGGGCGCTAATTATGGCAACTTACAGAATTGATTTTTCTACTAATGCTTCTCGCATTGCGAATGAAATTGACAGGGTAAATAAAGCGCTCACTGAAGCCGTTCGCGCGTCTAAACCTGTTGAGATTAGGCTTGATGACACCAAGCTCACGCACCAGCTTAATACAACATTTAAGCAGCTAGATAAAGAAATTGCGAAGTACGAACGTAAGCTTCGCAAGCTTTCAATTGGATCTCCCGCATTTGGGGAGAAAGCCTCTCAAATTGGCCAATTAGAGGGCCGACAACAGATGGGGCAAATGACGGCTCAAGCCGTTCGTTTGCGAGCACAAGCTGGAGCTTTCCCTCAAGAGTCTTTTGCTGGTTTATCTCGCGAGATTCAGGCAGCCAAAATAAGCGCTTCCATGATTCAGCCAAACACTGAGGCATGGACGAATTTACAAAGGGAAATTGCAAGACTTAATTTTGATCTACAGAAGGCTGATAAGCTAGCCGAAAATATTCAGCTTACTGAAAATCTTGGCGCATTCTCTCCTGGTAGTCTTAACGCCTTAGAAGCAAAACTTACTATTCTCAGAAACAGGGCTAAAGAGATTTCGCCTAGTACCACTGAATGGAAACAATTAAACAAGGAGATCGTACAAACAGAGCAGGCCATTGGAAGACAAACCCGCCGCCCTCTAACAAGAGGACAAAGACTTGGTGCTGCAGGAGGGGCGTTCTTATATGGCGGAGGTCTTGGAGGTGGCGTAGGAAGCGCTGTCGGAGGCATTGCCGGCGGCTTAGCAGGCGGAGTTCCTGGGGCATTCACGGGCGCGGCCATTGGTCAAGCAGCGGATAATTTGCAAGCAATGACCGCCGGCATGATTGAGCAGGCCGTCACCATTGAAAAACTGCAGATGGGGCTAGCCGCTGCATCTAATAATTTCAGCGATTTTGCGCGAGCCACGCAAGAAGTGGAGCAAATTGCTTTACGTCTTCTCATTCCATTGGACCAAGCTTATCGAAAGTTCACGCAATTGCGAGCTTCAACTGTTGCGCTTGGTTATGACACGGAAACCACTGGAAAAATATTTGAAGGGACAGCCTCTGCAGTTCTGAGAGCAGGCGGCAGCATGGATGACGTGGACGGCGCCATGCGAGCCGTCGTCCAAGTGTTTAGCAAAGGGAAGTTAACAGCCGAAGAATTGAGAGGGCAATTAGCAGAACGACTTCCTGGGGCGGTTGTTGAATTTGCTCAATCTTCTGGCATGTCTGTCCAAGAGCTTGACAAAGCTTTTGAGGCTGGGCAAACGAGCATTGATGATTTTGTCGTTTTCTTGCGTCAAAAAGCAAAAGACTCGGAAAGCTTTACAAACGAAATGGCGACAAGCTCTGAATATGCTGGCGCTCGCATGGCGAAAGCATTTGAGAAACTGCGAATTAATATTGGTCAGTCCTTTCAACCGATGGGGGCCGCCTTTCAGGATTTTGCTACAAGAAGCGTTGGCTTTCTTGACAAGGTTGTTCAAAAGTTAATTGAACTGCAGTTTATCCAGCCAGGCGCACAATATTACATTGCCGAAAACCTTGCCAAAGGAGGGAGCATAGAAGATCTTAAGCAGCAATTAACAGAAGCAGAGGCGCTGCTTGAGAAGACAAAAAAAGCTCAACAAGGTCTGCTTTACGGTGGAGGCGGGAGCATTTTTGATGCGCTTTTTGGTAATTTAACGGGCAAGCAAGGATCAGAGGGTAAGGTGAAAGCACTAAAAGAGGCAATCAAAGAGCTGGAAAAATTTCAAAAACTTGCGAAGCAGCGACAAACACAACAGAATGTGCAAGAGGAAAAAGAAGACAGGGGCAAGAAGCTTTTAGATGCCATCGAGAAGCGCGAAGAAAGTATTGCCAATGCAAGAAAGCAGCGAGAAGAAGAGATTGCAAACATTCGTGAAAATGCACTAAAGCAAATTGAAGCAATTGAGCGTAGATATAGGGACGAAAAGCTGCGCTCCGAAAGGGAACTTGGCCGTGTGCAACGAGAGATTGCTGCGTCGGCAGAAGAGAGATCTCTTTTAGAGCGTGAAGCAAGATCTGCCTTGACGGGTGAAGATCCTGCGCTGATTGAACAAGAACGGCGGTTAGGTGAAGCAATTCGTCGATACACAGAAGAAAAAGTAAGTATTGAAGAGCAAGAGCAAGACCGCAGACTTGCGAAAGACAGGGAGCTGGAGGATTTTAAGAAAAATAATGCTGACGCAATTAACAAGGCAAACGAAAAATATGCAAAGCAAATCGGAGAAATCCAACGAGCCTATGCAAAAACAGTTGCCAAATTAATTGAAGATGGCACTGGGAATGGAGCGAAGAGACTTGCTAAGGCCGGCCAGCTTATGGCCTTGATGATTTCGCAGGCTTCGGCACAGTCAAATTTCCAGAGAATTTCTGGACTACCAATTCGACCGGCGCAAGGAGGCGTTAATGTAGCAGGGCAAATTTATACAAACAAAGAAGACTTTGGTGCAACACTGACACAATCAGCCCTTAGCTCAAACTTGGCACCAACCGATATTCGATCTCTCATTGTCACAGGTAAAAACTATTTTGATGCCGTCATTGAAGGACAGCGACTAACTGCTGAATTTGGTCGATTGTTTGAACAATCAGCCCAAGCGGCTACGGTCGCGCTTCCTACTATCAACTTAGGCGATCTAGAGGCAAGATTTAAGGCGGCCCAATCACCTGCAGACGGTGTAGCGGCAAGCGTTAGGGATGCGCGCGAAGAACTGAATCAGCAGGAGAACATCCTCACGGCACTTCAATCAACGTTCACTGAAATTGGCGCGAGCAAAAACAAAGAATTACGCGATCTTATTGAGCAGGACAACCTTATTTCGGCTCAGATTGACTTGATTAACGGGGGAATGTTGCCGGCCCTTGCGGAGCAGGAGGCCGCAAATAACAGACAGTTTGAGCAGGCAATGGCGCGAGCTAAAGCGGCGGCCTCGCAGGCGGCAGCGGCAACAAAAGATAGCCAAGTGCAGGCAGAAATAGAGCGTTCATTGCAGAATCAGCTCAATACACTTGAGGCGATGAGCAAGGAATATAATACGCAGTCTCAAACGCTGCGTGATCGAGCGGCAATCTTGGAGGCGAGCAAAATACAAGCAGAAACTAGGATGACAGGAAGAGGATTAGGAGCTGGCTTCATTAACGAGGCCGCCACCGCTTTTGAGGGGCAACTGCTCAAGGGCGTTGACCCAGAAGGTGCCGCGCTTGTAGCAAAAGCGACAGAACAGCTAACCATTGCTAAAACCGCTGCAGACGCTCTTCAATCGTCTATTAATGGCATAGGCACTGCATTTGGAGAGGCAATGACGACTGGTATTGCGAGTCTGGTATCGGGAACTGCCACTGCACAGCAAGTATTCGCCAGCTTTTTGCAAAGCATTGGCCAGTCTCTCCTTAATGCTGCAGGTCAAATGATTGCCACTTATACGGCTATTGGCATTGCAAAGATATTTGCAGGCATGGGCGGAGGAGGAGGAGGAGGGGGTCTGGAGCCAAACACTGCTGCCGGAAACGCTGCTTTCATGCAACGTACTGGCGCACTTGGTTTCGCAAATGGCGGCATCGCTCTTGGCGGCTTCCAAGCCTTTGCTAATGGCGGTATCGTCAAAGGGCCTACACTCGGCTTGGTAGGCGAGGGGCGTTACAACGAGGCCGTTGTCCCTCTCCCTGACGGCAAGAGCATTCCAGTGCAACTGGGAGGCCGTACAGCGCGTGATCTGATGGGCGGCAATGCTCCAGGCATGCCACAGCAAACTTCCCTCAATATGAGCTTTGAAACGACCAAAATCAATGGCACGGAATACGTGAGCCGTGAACAGCTTGAACGGGCGATGGCAGAAACTCGTCGCGCCTCCATTGCTGGCGGAGCTCGTCAAGGCATGAGCATGACCTTAGATAGGATACAACAAAGCCCCTCTGTTCGCTCTCGCATTGGTATTCGCTAATGGCCAATTTCCCTTCGATTAAACCTAGTTCCAGGAGCTATTCTCCTGGACAATTCCCAGTCAAAACCTACAGAGGACTGTCTGGTGCCGTTGTCAAAAGAGTGTTTGGCAATAGAGCTTATGGCCATACCATTGAGCTGCAATTCAACAATATTTCTGACGCCAATACAAAGACCATTCTCGATCATTACTACGGACAAGGGGGGAGCTACCTTCGTTTTGCATTGCCAAATGAAATGTTTTCTGGCATAAACGACACTCTAAAGGGAGTGATACAGGCGCCTTCTAATATTTTGTGGGAATACGCAGAGCCTCCCATAGTGGAAAGCGTATTCAATGGTAGAAGCAATGTTAGCGTAAGATTGATTGGGGAGCTTAATTAATGGCTGAAATTATCATTGCTCATTTTGCCTCTCTTACTACATCGTCTGGCAGCCAGCATTTATATCAAAATTTTTTCTATGGCACAGGAGGTTCTGCAGTGGCCATTCCTGGTGCAGGCGGGGAAGAATACGAATTTGCGCCATTTAGGGCGGAAGGCTCACTTGCATCGTTGAACGGAGATAATGCACCGTTGCGCCTTTTGTTTCCGCATAGTGCATTTACTATCGCATTAGTGGAGGAAGGCAATGGCAATAGGCTTAGCCAGCTTGGCCTTAAAACAGTTTGGCTTGGCAATGCTGGAAACCTTGCTGCTTATGAAGATTATTCATTGGTGGCGTTGTACGAGGAATATTATGTGGGGGTGGGTGCATCGTTTGACGATACCACTGTTGAACTGCGCTTTAGAAGTGCCATGGATAGTGTAGGGGCTTCATTCCCAAGGCGCACTTTCAATACAACGAATGTGGGTATTTTGCCAGTAAACGCAGAGATTGCACTGCGTTAATGAACGACTTAGTTGGGCTGCAATATAAATGGGGGGCCAATCCAGACGTAGAACATGGATTCACTGATTGCTTTCAATTGTTTTGCGCGGCAAGGCGAAGGCTCGGGCTATATGACTATGGCGAAGATTTTTCTTTTGCCTACAAAGAATACAATGAAGAATCGTTTCGTTTTGCGCGAATGGCGAGATGGATGTTGAGCAATGCAAGGGAAATTGACAATCCTCGGCCGGGATGTTTAGCAATGATGAAAGGGCGGGCGGCATTAGCTACAATGACCCCTGACGCTATTATTTGCATTGCGCCAAAAGGGCGTAGTGTTAAGATACCACTAGCTTCTAGACAGCATAATTTGCGCTGGTTTTGCCCGAAGAAAGATGCGTAAGCTTTTACCGTATGAGCATCAATTAATTGAGGCCCTTGATATTACGGAAGAAGAGTATTGGCAATTTTGCCTTACGCGAGATAAATATGCGGACGTAAAGGTTGGGACAATTTACGACATTAGGAACGAACCACTTAGTACTATCGCCCTTGTGTTGTCTATTGTTGGAACAATCGCGCAGGTGGCGGCTGCATTATTGGCGCCTCGCCCAGATGTCCCATCGGCGGCAAATGCACGCCGTAGTCGTAACACTGCTTTTGCGCCACGTTATGGTTTTAATTCTTTTCAGGAAGTGGCACGCTATGGCGACCCGGTTAACTTGGTCTACACCAACACTAAAGATAATAGCGCGGGCGGATTAAGGGTGAACACATCTTTGGTCTGGTCTGCAGTGCAAAGTTTTGGCACAAGCCAGTTCATTCAAATGCTCGCAGTAGTTGGAGCTGGAGACATTGAGCTTTTTGATTACCAAAAGACGGCATTTGGCCAGGCCGTGCTTGAAGATTTTGCCACGCAACGGTATTGGTTATACGCAAAAGAACAAAGCGGACTCTTAGCCTTTGGCGACTTAAAAAAGGGGGACGGAGTTCGCGATCCTAGTTACGACGGGCAAGGGGCTAATGGCTATGTGTATCAAGTTAAGATTGCAGGTCGACAAGCGGAGGAAGGGTTTAGTCAAGCTTTTTCACCATCGGCAAATAATACTCTCGGTTTATACGGAGTGGTGCCAATCAATGTGCGCGTAATTGAACGAAATGAAAAAGGTTATGTCGACAAAGGAGGAAAAGATGATTTGGGAGTGTATATCACAGAAAGCCAGAGAAGCATCTATTGGCCAAATGATTGGATAGCAGTTATTGGGGACAGGCCTTTATTCCCAGCGGAACGGGAAATAGAGATTGTCTTTAAGGAAGACGATGAAAAAATTGACGCTGATGCCGAATATGCGGCATTGGACTACAGAACGGCTCTTGTTTCTACGATTGACTCGGCAAGTTTATACAAAATTGGAGCTGCGAAGTTTCAACTCGTCAACGCTCAAGGCGCGAATGCATTAAAAGGCCCCGCCAGAAAAAGAGCAAAGATCAGTGCCGGTATTTACACTTTTAAATGTATCGAGCCCGGTGTTTTATGTGAAGAGGACTATGACATCAGGAATTACCAGGCAAAAGAAGACGATCTAAACAGTGATTTGACTATATTAAATGACAGACTTGCGGCTTTGACCATTGAAGGGGAAGCCCTTAAGACTGATTATCAATACAAGGGGCCTGGTGCCGAGCTCATTGAGCAATATGATCAAGAGTTGGAAAGAATCTCCGACTTTCTCACGGCGAGCGATGCCATCTTGAAAGGAGACATTTCCAGGCAATCTCTTTATGATGTGGTTAAAGAGGCGAATGAATTCAAGGGACTAACAAATAAGATTGATGGCGTAGAGGAACAGATCAAGATAAAAGAAGATCGCATCTCTGAGCTAGAGGATGAAATCGCGGAACTAAGAGCGCAAGATCCACCAGATACTGATGCCATCGCGGACAAGCGACAGCGCAAGAAGGATCGCATTGCTGATAAGCGTCGTCTGCGGCAAGAGCGTCGCGAGCTATTCGCTCAGCTCACTGCAAAAGTTATTGAGGAAGGCTTATATGATGAGCGTAAAGGGACTAATTTGCGTGAGGAAAGGAAAAAAGCAAGGAGAGACAGAGAAAAGATTAAGACGAAACGGAGTAAAATTGCCTCTGAAGTGACAAGAGATTATGATGCAGAAAATGCTCTTCTTGCTGAGTGGCAGGGCAGGTATGATGAAACGACTGCTCAAATTCAAGAAATTGAAAAGCGCCTACGTGACAAGGAAACTTTCAATGATCACTTTAATGTAAAATGCTTAGCAAAGGTAGACGAGATTTCCTATGGTACGCTGACAAATTGCGACATTGTAAACTTCTCCCTTAAATCAAAAATTTTCAAGCGTATTGCCGGTCGTCAAAGTAAATACGGAGAAACAAGCTCTGACGGCCATAAAGACGCTGACAATGGCCTGCGCTTGCGTACAGCCATGTTTTGGGTGTTGTATAAAGAGACAGAGTCAAATGGTGACTACATTCGCGTGCCAGCAGTGTTTGCCATCCGCAAAGGCGTAGAAACGGACAACTATACGGATATTCGCTTTGTTTTTAACAAAAGAACAAAATGGAGCTTCAAGATGGAGCCCATTGTTGACTTATCCGCAGAACTGCGCACCCACAATAATGGAAACGATATTGATGTGATTTATTTGGAAACAAAAAGCTATAAAAATACGCAGAAAAAAGGAGAATTTAGCCTAAAAGGAAGTGACGGTTTTATTGCCTATCACGGCCAGGACCCCTTAAGCACAGTCGATCGCCTACCTCCTCGAAACAATAATCCAGCCTTTGTTGACGAATGGGGCGTTTTTTCTATGCGTTCTGACACGCAAATTACTTTTTCTTTTGATGCGGGACCAGAGATTTCGCTGGCGGCAGTAACAGAGCAGCAAAGGGAGCCATTTTCAGACACTTTATATGGAAGCATGTCAATGCTTGGTTTCAATGCCTATAGCGGAAAGGGCGTGCAGGATTTGCGTTCGCTAAGTGCATTTGTTCTTAAAGGAAAAAAAGTGAGGAGAGTGAATGCTGATGGTTCGTATGACACGACTGCCATGGAATCAACAAGCTATGCCCCTGAAATCTTTTTTGATACCATCGTTGATGAAGTGAATGGTATTGGAGCCTATGCAAATATTGCGGGAGTGGATATGGAGCGACTTGGCAAGGCTAAATTATTCTGCAAAAAGAATAGCTATTACATGGACTGCGTGATTGCAGAGCCGCAATCTTGGCGTGAGTTTTGGACGACAGTTGCGCCCTATTCACTGCTTGAATTTGCAAAGATTGGAGGGAAGGAAACCCTTTTTCCGGCGGTACCATTTGACGTGTATGGCAACAT